CTATCACCCTTCGCTGGTATGGGTGGATATCACCGCGCTGCCCGAAAAGCCCGATATAAATTATCGCTACAGTGACGGCGTCTTTACTGCCCCGGTAACAGATGCTGAAAACGCGGCGCTGATTGCCAGCAGCAGGCTGGCAGCCGAAACGGATGAGGCAAGCCGGGTCATTGCGCCGCTGCAGGATGCAGTTGATATCAGCATTGCGACAGATGCGGAGATCGCCCGTCTGGCAGAGTGGAAGCGATACCGGGTGGCGCTGAGCCGGATTGAACCCAGTAAGGCCCCTAATATTGAATGGCCTGATAAGCCATTGTAAAAGAAGCATGTCATCTCAATTTTGAGCTGGCATGCTTTGCACAATATGAATTCAGATAAGGCACTTCGGCGCAACCGTCTTCCAGTGTCATTGACAGGAGAATGCTAACGATATATGAAAACTGCTGCTGCCTTCTCCGAGGCACACTACATAGATAAGAATCGAGTTGACTAAGAAGGTTCTTTTAATGACTCTACAGAATTCTTGTCAGATTTGTCCTAATTGAGATAAAGTTCATATTCTAGTCCTCCACCGAAGCCAACTCCGATGAGATTAAAACTGTTATCCGTTTGCCTTGTTTCAATGCTTACTTCAGCATGCGCAACTGAAGGAAGATATAAAAATGCTCTCAACACCTGGATTGGTTCACCTGAAATTAACTTAATTCAATCCTGGGGACCACCACAGCAAGCCTATGAAACAGGGGGCCATAAGTTTTTGGTATACTCCAGCAATTCAAGCATGTTCTTGCCGGGAAGTTCTCCAACTTACCAGACTACAGTAATCGGCAACACTGCCTATACCAATGCATATGGCGGCACTCCGGCAACGAATGTAGCATTGTCATGCGTAACTACCTTTGAAATTGTCAACGAAACTGTCAAAAACTGGCGCTATCAGGGTAACAATTGCGTTTCGAGGTAACTCTCGTAATAATTTTTAGAACTAAAAAATAGAAACTATATATCAACTAGATTGGAGAACATTATGCCTTTTGGACAAATGATGCGTGATGAGTTGACTTTATTAAAGTCAGATGGAACTAGGATCGAAGGAATAAAAGGGCTCGTTAGCAAAGGAAAGATTCATATAATGCGTAGTGATATTCACATTGAGCCTGGAGATGAAATAATTCGCTCCATGCCGGGAGGTAATTTTGAAGAGTACATTGTCCTTGAGCCTAATTACCATCAAGGCTTAGGTCAAATTAAAGCTCACTACCAAGCAGAAGTGAGGCGTAAAAGTGAACTTCCTGGGAACAAAGAATATCCTAGCGGTTCAAATTTCCAGCCCGCCATACCTACCAGTAGTAACACTTACAATTTTTATGGTGCTAACAGCCGAGTTAACAATCACTCAACAGACAATTCCATTAACAATGTTGGGACAAGTGAAGAAATAAATGAGGCGCTCAAAATAATAACGGCGGCTCGTAATGAAATACAGTTAAAACCCAGTATTGGAAATGACGATAAGGAAACTGCAGAAGCTGCTCTTGCAAGTGTAGAAGGCCAACTTAAAGCTGATAAGCCATCTAGACCAGTTATTAAAGCTATAACAGGTGCTTTGCCTGATGTTGTTAAGGCATTGCCATCAATAGTTAAGTTACTCGATTTTTTCAAAGACTGAGGCTGCGTTACGATACATCTTTACGCAAAATTCCGGCCGACAGGCAGCTCCAGATTATTAATTCTGTCTGCTGACAGACCAGCAAACCCTCATCAGATGCACTGCTAAACCTGACCTGACACCCTGAGCACACCCTCAAAACGGAGTGCATCAGATGTCTGATTATCATCATGGTGTCCGCGTCGTCGAAGTCAACGACGGCACGCGCACCATTACAACCGTATCAACCGCAATCGTGGGCATGGTCTGCACTGCTCAGGATGCGGACGCGGCAACCTTCCCGCTTAATACGCCGGTACTTATCACCAACGTGCAGGCAGCTGTCGGCAAAGCAGGTAAAAAAGGCACACTCGCCGCTGCGCTGCAGGCTATTGCCGACCAGTCAAAACCCGTGACCGTCGTCGTGCGCGTGGCTGAAGGTGCCGACGAAGCCGAAACCACGTCCAATATCATCGGCGGCACGGATGAAAACGGCCAGTATACCGGCATGAAAGCGCTGCTCGCCGCGCAGACCCAGCTCGATGTGAAGCCGCGTATTCTCGGCGTGCCAGGGCTGGATTCACTGGCAGTGGCGACCGCGCTTGCCAGCATCGCGCAGCAGCTGCGCGCCTTTGCCTACGTATCAGCGTGGGAATGCAAAACCATTTCCGAAGCCCGCCTGTATCGCCAGAACTTCAGCCAGCGTGAGCTGATGGTTATCTGGCCTGATTTTCTTGCGTGGAACACCGCGACCAGCAAATCAGACACGGCCTATGCCACTGCCCGTGCGCTGGGCCTGCGCGCCAAAATCGACAATGACACAGGCTGGCATAAAACCCTGTCTAACGTCGGCGTCAACGGCGTGACCGGGATTTCCGCATCGGTGTTCTGGGATCTGCAGCAGACCGGCACCGACGCCGACCTGCTCAATGAGGCCGACGTCACCACGCTGATCCGTAAAGACGGTTTCCGCTTCTGGGGCAACCGCACCTGCAGTGACGATCCGCTGTTCCAGTTTGAGAACTACACCCGCACCGCGCAGGTGCTGGCTGACACGATGGCCGAGGCGCATATGTGGGCGGTTGATAAACCGCTAACGCCAGTTCTCGTTAAGGAAATTATTGCGGGCATTAATGCCAAGTTCCGCGAGCTGGTTAACGCCGGTTATCTGCTGGGTGCATCTGCCTGGTATGACGAAAGCGCCAACGATAAAGACACCCTGAAGGCGGGCAAGCTCTTTATCGATTACGACTATACGCCGGTTCCGCCGCTGGAAGACCTGACGCTGCGCCAGCGCATCACCGACACCTATCTGGCGAACTTCGCCGCATCCGTAAACAGCTGAGGAGCCGGATAAATGGCACTGCCACGCAAACTAAAGGGCATGAACCTTTTTAATAACGCCAACAGCTATCAGGGCGTCGTCACCGCCGTGACCCTGCCGAAGCTGGCGCGCAAGCTCGACCCGTTCCGCGCAGGCGGCATGAGCGGCGCGGCCTTTATCGATAACGGTCTGGAAGATGACGCGCTTGATGTTGAATGGAGCATCGGCGGCATCGATGAGCTGGTTCTCACGCAATGGGGCGCGTCTGACATTCCCCTGCGCTTTACCGGCTCTTACCAGCGCGACGATACCGGCGAGGAAATCGCGGTAGAGATTGAGGTACGCGGTAAGCATCAGTCATTTGATTTCGGCGAAGCCAAACAGGGTGAAGATACCGAAACCAAAATCACTTCCAAAAACACCTATTACAAGCTGACTTTTAATGGCAAAGAGCTGATCGAAATCGACACCATCAACATGGTGGAGAAGGTTAACGGCGTTGACCGTCTTGAGCAGCGCCGTAAAAACCTCGGCCTGGTATAAATCCTGACTCCAGCGCAAGTCGCTGGCTTTAACTGACTACAGTGAACAGAGAATAATCATGGAAAAGAAAGAGAATGTTGTTGAGTTTGAAACCCCGCTGATGCGCGGCGAAACCGAAATCAAAAGCGTGGAGCTGATTAAGCCGAATGCCGGTAGTCTGCGCGGCGTGCGCCTGGCTGATCTGTGCCAGTCAGATGTTGATTCCCTGCTGACCGTGCTGCCCCGCATTACCCTGCCAGCACTGACTAAGGCCGAATGTAACGCCCTTGATCCGGTTGACCTGATTGCGCTGGGCGGCAAGGTGATTGGTTTTTTGCAGTCGAAGTCGGACGAATAGACTGGCCGCACGGCCTGACGGTCAATGACCTGATGGCCGACATTGCCACGATATTTCACTGGCAACCTTCCGAGATGTACGACATGCCGCTGGCCGAGCTGATGGGCTGGCGGCATAAAGCCTTTATCCGCAGCGGAGCAACCCCGGATGAGCAATAACCTCAAGGTTCAGGTGCTGCTGAATGCGGTAGACAAAGCCTCGCGCCCATTCAAAGCCGTGCAGACCGCTGCCAAAAATCTGTCATCTGACATACGCCAGACGCAGACGACGATTAAGGAGCTGGACGCGCAGGCGGGGAAAATTGATGGCTTCCGCAAGGCCAGTGCGCAGCTGGCCGTCACGCAGCAGAGCCTCAAAGACGCAAAACAGGAGGCAGCCGCGCTGGCCGTGCAGTTTAAAAACACGGAGCGCCCGACGACACAGCAGGCCCGCGCACTTGAAAAAGCCCGCCAGGCGGCGTCTGAGCTGCAGACGAAGTCCAACAGCCTGCGCCTTTCGGTGCAGCAGCAGCGCGAGGCGCTTAACGCGGCGGGGATTTCCACTAAAGCCCTGAGTAGCGAGCAGCAGCGCCTGAAATCCGCCTCGGCGCAGGCTACGGTCAGCCTGAGCCGCCAGAAAATGGAGCTGCAGCGGCTGAATGCACAGCAGGAGCGACTGAACCAGACCAGCGAGCGCTACCGCAAAGGGCAGGAGCTGTCGGGTAAGGTGCGCAACATGGGCGCGGCCGGTATCGGTGCCGCCACGGTTGGCGGCATGGCTGCTACGTCGCTGCTGATGCCGGGTTTTGATTTCGCACAGAAGAACTCCGAGCTGCAGGCCGTGCTCGGCGTGGGAAAAGAATCGCAGGAAATGAAAGCCCTGCGTGCGCAGGCGCGTCAGCTGGGTGATACAACCGCCGCCTCTGCCGATGATGCGGCAGGTGCGCAAATCGTTATTGCCAAAGGCGGCGGCGATGCCGCTGCCGTTCAGGCCGTTACGCCGGTCACGCTCAACATGGCGCTGGCTAACAAGC